AACACCACTGGAGCACCGCCATCATCAGGATTCACCACAAAACGGTCACCGCCGTATTTAATGGTACGAACCAAATCGCCAATTTGGCACCACGGGCCTTCAGGCCAAGGTTCCAACGTATCGGGGTTCTTATAGGCCAATGGGCCAATCCCGATTACTTTGGCTACAGTTTCGTTAAACCGCAACGTTTGTTTGGTTTCATCCACAAGGATAATACCGCCCTTACTGGCTGTCTTTTCTCGGCGCAATTGCACCAATACTCGGTCACCAAGGATATCAACACCAGGATCTACAATCGGAAAGCATTCCAATTCAGATCGTGTATCTGGGTCGTCCTTTTTGTTATAATCAATTGCCATTCGGCAATCCTTTCCAGGCTATTCAGCCTCATCATCCTCCGAAAGTAACTCATCAATGAGCAATAAGGCTTCGGACACACCTTCTCTTTTTCCTACAAGCTTTTGGTATGAATCAAAGCTATGGATATTGGTACCAGACGCAATAACTTCGACTAATTCTTTATCAACTTTTTTAAGTCGATGAATTAGCTCAGAAATTAAATCTTTCATATAACTACCTATGCATAATATTAGGGCAAAGTGCCCTAATATTAATAAAAATTGCCGTGACCGACTTCTTTAAGGTTCTTATCGGGACCAATTTTCTGGCTTTTTGTCAATTTGGCCTGTGCGGCACCAATTTTCCAGTTATTGTCGCGGTGTGAACCGCTGGGTCCTTCTTCTACCTTTTGATCTGGACCGCCAGCATAGCCGGGAGTACCAGTCATTTGATACGATTTGCGAAAACCGAGATTTTTGTCCATGTTATTGTCCTAACGGTGGTTGCTGGGGTTGCTGTTGTGGCTGTTGCTGAGGCTGTTGGGCCTGTTGGACTGCCTGTTGCTGCATTTCTTGCTCATGTTGTGCTTGTTGTTGAGCTGCCTGCTGCTGTGCTTGTGCCTGTTGGGCCACTTGTTGGGCCTGTTGCTGGAATGCCTGCTGTTGAAGCTGCAAACCATGCTGGCGAATGTCATCATTGGCCGCATCAATTGCTTGAATGGCTGACATATCCTGTTCGTGCTCAAGTTGGAGCTGCTGTTGATCCATCTGAGCACCCGTTGTGATCGTTGCAATCCGTTCACGAGCAGAATTGTTAATATTGGCCATTGCAATGTCTGTTGCATTACGTTGGTTATCAATACTTGTCTGGGTTTGGTACTTGGTTTGCAAGTCCTGAACCTTTTGCTGCAACTCAGCAATCCGAATTTGGTAATCCTGCTGATCTTTTTGCATCTCAGCCTGCATCTTGGCTTGTGACTCTTGTGCTTTACGTTGTGTTTCAGCAGTTTGGGTTTGGACCAACGCTTGTGCAGTAGGATCTTGCATAGCAGCTTGCTGCGCCTTAGACTGTTGCATCTGTTGAACCTTCTGCACCATATCTTGCAACACGGGTTGGATAGGTTGGAACAGTTGCTGCGAGTCTTGCGACACCATTTGTGCTGCCAAAGCCAGCGCTTGTTGGGCTTCAATGTCCAACGGACGCTCTTCGTGCAGTTTAAACTCGTCTTTGCCGCCTGCTGCTTGGGCAATTTGGGCTCGCATAGATTGCAAGTAGTGCAAAGTCAAATGCTGTTTGATATGATCCAGCGCCAAGGGCGTAAACACAGGGCCAATCATTGGGCTGCTACCATAATTAGGATCTTGGTAATAGGACATATGCACCTTAATGTGCGAAATATGGTCCTGATCAGGGTACGCTGCAGCCGGACGGCCCATTGTCATGGCCACATTCTCCAAGGCAGGATTAGATTCCTTAACACCTTGGGGATTTGGCAGAATTTCATCAATGTTCGGCACTTTCATTTGGTTCAACATGCGGTTATACACCGCACGAATGTCGAACATGCCAGGTGGTGCTGAAGTTGCCATCTGCAAAATGGCTTGGGTCTGCGCCATTCTCTGGGTTTCAGAGAAAATATTGGGGTCCGACACTGGCCGAATGTCATTATTGTCAGCAAAATAACGAACTTCGACCTCAGAGCCGGACAAATTGTCCATTTCTTCCAAGTACCAGTGATTGATACGAGAAAGAATATTGAGCGATTTGGCCTGTGCCCGATGCAAACGGGAATGGATGCTTGAAAAAACCTTGGCCCCTTGCTCAATCAAAGCTTGAGTTGTGCCAACCGGAGCGTTTGCATTAACGTCACCGATTTTTTCTTCGCTTGTGGTGACCACTCCCTTGGCGGCATCTGTCAAGAAGCCAAGTAAATTGAACAAAGTGCTGGACGGTTGATTAAATGGCAAGGGCATTGCCAATTTACGAACGTCGTCAACGCCTGGTGAGCCTTCAATTTCTACAACTTGGGTAGGCTCGATTCGATCACTTTGTCCAGAAATGCGTCCACCCTTGAGTTTAAGCATAGTCTGGCTATTGCTAATATGAGCAGCGTCCAGCAAAGCCCGAAGAGCGCCGGTAAGAGCAGCAGAAAGCCCGCCAATAAGGTGAGGCAATCCAATAGCGTACGCACCACGCCAAGGAATAAATTTAAACTCGACATACCAATCCAGTTTTGTTAGCTTGTCATCGCCATACGCCCAGTTACGGCGGATAGCCAAAATCTTGCTGCTTACTTCATCAATAGTGATGATATACGGCGCTCGTTTGCCATCTGTTTCATCATCGTCTTTGAGTCGTTCGTAGCATGTAATTTCGTAGATTCGTCGGACGCCATCGATGTTAACAGACGGCATAGAACGACCTTCGATTTTGTCGTTTGCTTTTTGTGATTGGGTTTGGTCGTCAAGACTGATGTTGTCATAGAAGCTCGCATTCTCCAAATCACGGTAGATGCCCTGATCCACTCGTTGGATATAAATGTCTTCCGTGATATCTTGGACTTCAGTTGCTCGTTGGGCCGTATAAAAGTTTGTCGCTGCATAGGGCAGCAAAATGTTATCAATCGGGATCCACTCACACACAGGACGTTTTTGCTCTTCGTCAAAACGCCATTTCAAATATTGCGAACCGCCCAATGGCAATTGGGTCAGCAGTTGTTCCATCTCATCGCGGTACTCTGGGATTTGCTCCGAGAGCTGCCAGTTCATAAACTGGACTTTATGATCCGCAACTTCCTGACTATTGGAATCCGCTGTTCCCTTAATCTGAGACTTAACAATGCCTTCAGGTGGAAGAAGTTCTTTAGAGCTCGATGCAGCAAAATCCACGCAAGATTCTGCCATAACAGGATGCACCACCTTAGAAGCGCCATCAAAAGTTGCACCACCAGGCGCATCTTTACCCAAGCCCGTACGACGAAGTCCATCCTCGTATTGCTTGTCACGCTCTTTACGTGCTTCTCGATCAATGTCAATATATTCAAGATAAGTATCTGCCAGCGAGGCCAAGAGCCCCTCATCCATCGTCTCTGCCAAGTTGGCATAAAACTCAGGCTTCTCCAGTGGCCCATCTGTTTTTTTGTAGTTGACAACCACCGAGCCATCATCCAGCTCGATCACGTCTTCTTCAAGGTTGTCTTCTTCGTTGTCAGGATCCAAGCCCAACGCTTCTTCAACATTCTCAACATAGCCTTCTTGCTCTTCACCAAGTTGGACCTTATTATTGGTTGCCAACGCCGGAAGATTCAAGCCTTGCTGAAGAGGAATAGTTGGTAGCGCCATATTTATTTAAACCTTGGTGGTACATGACCAGCAGCAATAAGTTCATGCTCCATTGCTACAGGATTTTTATTTTCATCAAAATGAATCCGCACATGTTCCAACTCATGCGGCTCTAAGTCACGGCCATATTCCCGTTTGAAGAATTCAATGAATCGATGCAACTTACTTTGTTGGGTCGAGCCACCACCAGCCAAGGTCGGAATGCCAGCTGCCTGAAACAACATTTCTTGGGGTGATTTAATTGGATTCATAATATCTATAACTACTAATGCACAAATAGAATCGAATGTGCCCTATTGTGCATATGGATTGTATCTTTTTCTTCCAACCTCATCGGCGTAGTCGTAATCGCGTGGTGGCAGCGGATCCAACATAATCCATCCTGAGTCACGCAAAACCCGCAATGCCTGAGACAACGAGTCCACATAATCATCGTGACCGCCGGATTCTGGGAACGAACACACTTGGCGCAAGAATCGCTTAGACCATTCTGCCGGTTCCTTCAGCCGTTTTGGATCTTCAGGTATATACACCTTGCCTTTGGCAATCAAAGGGGCCACAATGTTCATACGTTGCACTTTATCAGCCCGCCCAGGGTTATACCCCCTGATGGGTACACCAGCGCCTTGTAGCTCTTGTATCAGGCTAATACCGGCTGATTTGTCTTCCATCAAAATTAAGTCAGCTTTCTTGCCCTTCGTAAACTTATTGTCGCTGCCGTACACCACTTCCTTAAAATCATTAACAACCCGCTTTCTAAGCTCGGGATAAGAAAGGTGGTTGTCCCATGCGTCCAACAAGATCACACAAGTTCCAACATCTGGCCGCTCAAAGATCCCCCACACCGTACAAGCTGTCGGGTCGTTGTGCGTCTTTTCTGATGTGGCAGGGTCGTATGATGCAATCACATACTCCAAGTCTGGTGTTTCTTTATCTGCTGGCCACAGCTTGAACCACTTGCGTTTCACAATACCAACGTCTTCAGGGTCCAAGATCTCGCCATAGATTTCCTGTTTGCCCAGATCCGTGCCTTCGTATGTCTCCAATTGTTTGAAGAACGTACTGGACAAGTTGGCTCGGTTATCGTACGATGAGGCGTTCACCATGTACACATCACCACCAACCTTACCCTCAGCCAGATCCACAATCAATTCCCGTGGCTTGGGGGTTGTTGTGATGATCTGCTGCACCCGCTCGATCTCAGAATGCCTCAGACGCAACGTAAACTGCATCTGATCATACGCATCGTCCAAGTACTCAAACGCACACAACTCATCGGCCCAAGCACCGTGGAACTGCTTACCACGATACCGTTCTGGTTCCGAAGCAGGGATACCTTGAATCAACGAGCCATTGATTAAGGTAATCTCAGATAACGATTTGTTGTAGTCCTTAATCAGCGATTTGGGTATGATGTTCAGTAATCCCGAATCCCCTTCAAAGCAAGTTGCCCGGATGTCGTTTGATGTAGGCGCTGTAACGAGCCATCGGGTTCCAGCATACTTCCAAGCTCGGATCCCCACCCAATTACTTGCCGTGAATGTCTTTCCAGATCCTCGACCGGCAAGCATGAGGAATGTATCATACTCATTATCATCAGGCTCTCTTTGGTGCGGGAGCGCCTGGATTTGCCAGCGTACTTGCCACAATGCCGCGTCAAGTTCTGACTTGGGCCAATGTGCGTTGTTCTTTGCAAAGTCTGCAAGTATCTTTTCCTGTTGTTTAGTTAACATACCGCTATAAACCCTTCCGCTGCCAAAAATGTACCGCCATCAGTTTCAATATGCACACACGGCATGGGTTCCACTTCTTCAATCGCCGTAATAAACCTTCTCGTATATGCAACCCTTCCAATTCTCTTTTTTGTTCTATACATCAAATCCATATCTGTCCTAAAATATATTTCTCTGGCAAGATGGTATTCAGGAGATTGAATCTGTGTTGTCACTATTCCAAGGGATTCGCACAAACCCCGAAATAAATGAGCTGCTTCAAAATTGCGTGTCCTAAAATCATATCGATCTTTTTTCAGATCATATGCATTAAATCGGCTCATTAACAGACCACGCAATAGTTCCATTCGCTGTTCAACAGAACCAAAATAATATTCTATTGGCAACTCTTTTGGAATTGTGGTATAATAATATTGCAATTGTTTAAGTATATTGGGCTCAGGTATTAATGACAGCTTTAACTTAATTTTACATTTATACCCAAACTCCGCAACCTTATTCTTAACAATTTCTAAAGTATCAGGTTTGCAGTTTAGTTTATTGGTCCTGACTTGGCTCCCGTACCAATACCCCGCAATAAACGGCGGTACTGGAAAATCTTCGTGTCGGTACTGAATTGGTTTTGTGGCAGGAATAGAATACTCTAACCGATTGCGTTTACAACGCAAACCAGCTTCCAATAATTCGGGGATTGTAAAACGTTTGAGTTTTTGACGAAAGCGTTGTATGTTCTTGCACAAGTATAGTTGATGCCGATACCGTTCGTTCTCAACTTCAAAAGCAAGGTGCTTGTCGCCCTTAATCACAGATCCATCATGCAGCGTCACTTTGTACATCTGCTGTGGTGTGTATTCTTGAACCAGTGTGACTTGCTTCGGTAGTCCATCCGGACCGTACAAATAGTCTCCAGGCTTGATGGTTCCAGCTGGTGCCCAACTCTTTAAAGTGGGCACTGGAATGTTTGTTCTGATCGCCATTGTGTCCTTTTCGTTTATCCAAACGAATGTCTATATCAACTAATGCACAAACAGACTACCTTTGTGCCCCAACCTTCCAAATTTTCTTCTTTTTTGTACCAGTAGTATGGGTAGTACCCCTTTATTCTTATTTTATTTAAAAAAATAAAAAAAATAAAAAAATATTTAATTTCCCCAGCAATACTCAAACTAACCCATACTACCCAGACAACCCTGACAAACTTACAGCTAACTTACAATAAAATTTTTAGATGAGAATTATTCTCATTAAAATTTCATGCAATTTTTCAAAAAAAATTTTTAGAAGTCGGTTTTTTTATAGAAAGGTAGGGTAAGGTGCAAAAACTGGGGGTCTGTGGGGCCCCCGCCCTCCCTGGCTCTATGGATCCTAAAAGTCTTGGGTGGCAAATATAAAAACCCCCCTACCAATGTGCCGACCCGCCGATTTCGCATTGTGGTATGGCGTTTCACTATGTGAAATGGCACATTGTGCCTACTACACAATGGCCACATTGTCAAATAACCCTAGCACGAGTAGGGTTATTGTCTACCACATAATGGCCACATTGTCAAATAACCATGTTGGCATTGTGGTTATTGTCTACCGCACAATGGCCACAATGTCAAATAACCATGCTAGCATTGTGGTTATCCTGGCCGTTT